TGCCTTTTTGCGTTTTAATTCTGCTTCATGCCTCTTTTTTCTTTCAGCCTCTAACTCCTGTTCTGCGAAATTTGTCAATCCTAAAAAGTCTGTTATTGACTTTAATTTTTTTATTGCAATATCAATGGCATCTGTAAAAATCGCAAGCGAGCTTATAATCGCAACTAATGCCGTCGCAAATAATGCAAGAGGATTTCCCTTTACAATTAAATTAAAAACCTTTGTAGCCTTACCAGCTAACCCAATGCTTTTGGTATAATCCAAAACCCCTTGAACACCTTGTTGCAAGGCGAGGGCGCTTTGTACTTTTAATAAAGTTTTTTCTAATGTTTCGCTTTCTACTCCAACCAATCCCATTGCGCCCTGTACCGCAGCAAAACCGCTTGTAGCTCCTGTTATTGCTGTACCTAATTTTTGGCTAAATGTCTGCGCAGCTTGGTCAACCGCTAAATCTGTTTGAATTTGTACTTTTCTATATTCAGCAACTCTTTTTAAAAGTTCTTGGTATTCCTTGCTTGTTGTATCTCCAGCAAGGGCAAGTTCATAAAGACGGTCTTCAGCCTCTCCTAATCGTGTTGTTAAAGGCTCAATCCCTTGGAATACATCTTCAAATTTAGCATCAAGATTATCTGCGCTATCAGCTGCTTTCTTGACTCCTGTGGCTAATGTATCAAATTGCTTTGCGGCTTGGTCTGCATTCGTGTTTATGTCTATGTCAATAGTTCGCTTTGTGCTCATAGCTCTTTAATTTTTTTGAGATGTTCTGAATTCTTTTTTTTGAGAATATGCATTCTCTTTTGTTGTTTAAAAATTCCCTTTATCCCTTTCTCTAAATTGTATAAGCCTTTTGCTACCTGAACGTCATGGTTTCCGTCGTAGAAATCGTCTATCTGTAATAAGTCAATTATATTCTTTAACATTATGGTTGTTGTTGTATAAATATTTGGTTTGCTGCGGTAGTACCATCTGCAAAAGTATAGGTAACTGTCAAAGTGTATATTGCTACAGTTCCTTCTTCTGTTCTTAGACGTATAAAGTCTTCCGTGTTTATGTTTTCCCCTTCCTCCGTGATTATCAATTTTAGCAAATCTGTATTCGCTGGAATGCACACGCTTACTGTTCCGTCTGCCGTCAATGTGCTTGGTGTAATTGTTACACCTGCATCTGTTGTCGATATAGTAGCGCTTACCGCACCGTTTGGAAATATTATTCTAACGTCTACGCACTGTGAGCCGTCAGACGGTTGTAAAGGTTGTATAGGTTTACTACCACCTTGCGCTAGAACATCTGTAAAGTCGCTTAGTAAAGTAAATTCTACTTCACCTGTAGTAAGGTTAGACTTCATATCGTTTATGATATAACGCTTGTCCCTTATTATAAGTCTGTCGTTTAGTTGTAAGCTTGTAAGTAAACTTATGGGTAGGTTCGTTTTTACGCTCGTTTCTCTATTCTTTAGATTGTAAAGATTTAATAGATAAGCTTGGTAGTAAACTGCGAAAAGTGTGTTGTGTTCTGTTTGTAAAGTAAAGGTGCTTATTTCTGCGTTGAAATTTAAAGTAAAATTTACGTTCGTGTCTATAACGTCTTGACCAAAAGGCATAAATTCTGTAAGTATGCTTACCGAAGCGCCATCGTGAAAAGGAAAACTAGCGGTAGTTTCATCATACATATACAATAAAAGCGGTTTAGGTATGTACTTTTGTAAATCTTTGTTTAAAGTGTATCCAACTTGCAAAGCGGTTCCTGTGAACCTTTCTTGCATCATGTTTTCAAAAGGCACTTCTATTTTAAAATCACCACCATCATAGTCAAAGGTTTGTTTAGTGTCACCGTATTCACGGTCAAATAATTCTTTGAAAGCAGTATTTAAAATATTTTCACTAGGCACATAATTAAATTCTATATTCTTGTAAAGCTTTACGCGATTAACATTTATACTTTCTATGTCCGTGTATTCGGTAATGTCTACAACTGCACCTTTGTCGTACCATTCACTTAGTGGTTCTATTTGGTATATGTCTGCTTCGGTACTATAACAAGTTAAATTAAATTCTTTTAGAACACCGCTAAAAAATTCTTCTACCTTCATATCAGGCAGGTAGTTTAAAATACCTATGTCTGCAGTTAAAGCCACTGTGTTGGTTTGTATTACAGAAAAGTTAGTTGCCTGTTGTAAGTCTCCTGTGCTAGGATCGTCAAAAAAACCAACTATTGAATAATTTACAGTAAAGTCTAAGTTCATAGCGTTGTTCGCTTTTATCTTAAACGTGTATGTTTCGTCTAAACCTTCTAAGTTCTCAATATTTAAAACGGTTATCGGTTGTGGTGTTGTTGCACTGTAAATATTTACGATTGCGTTGTTTCTGTATACTTCTATAAAATAAGTGCCTACTGCAGATTGTGAAGTACACGTTATTATAACTCTATGTCTACCAAATTCTAAAGCAGGTAAAAAAACCGTTTGTATACTATTTGCAGTTAAATCTATATACGTTTGTGGGTTGTAAGGGTTTGGCGGGTTCTGTAATATTGTGCTGCTTATTGTTGTAAAATCTAAATCGGTTGTATCCGTTAAAAAGTCGTGTTCTAATTTGTTTTGGCAAAACAGAAAACAGTTAGTAAATCTTTTGTCACTTAAAAATGTACCGTTAAAAGTTACATCGTATTCGTTTTCTATAGCCGTAAAAATTGCTTTTATTTTTAAAGCAGGAAACAACTCACTAAAGCTGATTGAAGTAGTTCCGTCTACAGGGTTTATGTCATTAGCACCACCATCACCGAAAGTAAATTTTCTTTGTCCTATAAGTGGGTAACGTATATTGTAATCCGTGTTTCCGTCCGTAATTCTGTTTTTTACTTCTGTGCCATTATAGGCGTGTGTGAAAGTGTTTAAAAACTTTATGTCTGACAGTTTACGGTCTCCAAACTTATCTTTTAGACTTACAACATCACCGTAGAAAGTAACTTGGTAAGAATACGCACGATTGTTTTTTACTTCCGCTTTTTCAAGACTTATCTTTCCTGTTCTGAAAGGTGTGTAGTCTATCTCTATATTTGCGTTTCTGCGTATGTTATAGTCTAAGGTACTATTTATGTCGTTTTCGTAAAAGTGTTCAAAAATTTGATTATTGTTTACTGAAGCAGGTACGCTAAAGGATTGACTGAAGTCTGTAAATACTTTGCTTATGTCTTGAACGTTCTGTTGTGTGCTTGTAACGTTTATTTGTTCGTCATCAAATAAGTCTAAGCGTTGACCTTCTATGTAAACTTGTACTGTTCGCATTACACTACGTTATTGATTATGTCAAAGGCAAAGTCAAACGTCAATTCATAATTTATTGTGCCGTCATTTATTCCAGTTTGTTTCTTGAGGCTTTTTGTCTGTACCGTGACAGGCTGATATTGGCTGCTTGTCTCCGAATCCAATAAATTAATTTTTTCGCTTAACAAAAGCTGTTGCAAATACTCTCCATACCCATCATTCACAAAGCCAGTATTTAGCTTTATTGTTTCTTGACCTGTTGTGTTTATGTTTCTTACTTGACCTTCGGCTGTTGGAGAATATGGTAAGCTGCTTGGGTTTGCTTTGTAGCTATCCGATTTGACCGTGATGTTTCGTGTTTTCGCTTTTTGAAAGAATATTCTTGCCCACGATCCATACTTGTTTATGAAATCAATCACGACAGGTTGGTATTTAGGTTCGCATTGCGGTTTGAATGTTGCCGTCCATCTGACTGAACTTCCCCTCATCAATTGCGTTTTGTTTCCATCTGCCAAATTAGTATGATGCACCCTTGGAAATACACGAACCCCAGTACTTGAAAATGGTATATCAGTTACAACCCCTGTTCGTGAATTTGTATATCTAATAAAAAAATTACTATCCGACAAGAACGCATCTAAGGTTCCAGCCATATATTGCGGCAAAGAAGTATCTGCGCCTGTCTCAAAGTTGTAAAAATACTCTCCCTCATCCAAACCTACCGTCGTGAAATTTAGCGGGTTTTGACCTTCCATATAATAGCCGTAACCGTTCATGAATTCACCGCTTTCAGTTCCAGCAGATGACTCAACTCCACCAATAGTTTTGTACTTTTCTACGACATACTGCACTACAAAGTTTGTGCTGATTGCTTGGTCGTATACATTGTAAATATTTTGGAATGTCGTAAACCTATAATACTCTTCTGTATATGGCGAAATATTGTAATAAGTTGCCGTGTTATTAGAAGACGGTATCTTTTTACTCAACGTGTATTGTGGGTTAGGCGGTTGACTTCCTGTATTCCACAAGAACAATTCAATTCGTGTTTCCGTTTGGTCGGTTTCGTCAATCGTAATTATATGCGGAGAACGTGATAAATTCATTTGCTTAATCTTTTAAAATTTTCTTTTGTTATTTGGTCAAATAGGTTTTCCACTTCTAAACCGTATTTATCTACAAGCTCATTAGGCAACCTTTTAAAGAACTTCTCAAATGGCTTTGTAAAAAATAGTGATGGCTTTATTCCTTTTGAATAAATGCTGCGAGCAATCAAAAAAGTAATTGATTTTCTAAAACCTACCGAACTTATGCTTCTACCCTTGAATTGCCCCTTGTTATTTCTTGGAGCTATGCCTTTACGAATTACCCATTTATCAAATGCTTTAGGTGGTGGCATTTTGTTAGTGTATTTGTAGCCATCTAAACTCTTACCACTTTTTTTGCCTTTTACACCTCTATCCTGATAGAAACCGTATTCTTCCATCTCAAAACTAATCTGAACTGAGTTCTTTGATTCCTTGACGGTTGATTTAAGGCTGTTTTTTAGTTTGCCTGATGCATCTATTGGGTGCTTTCTATTTAATCCATTAGCAAGATTTTTCTTTGCCTCTCGAATAACATTATCTCGAAAGTCATTTAACACGTCTTGTATGGATTCAAATTCAGCCATTAGCAGATTGTCATGTCGTTAGGAATTAATATGTCGCATGTCATTGTGAAACCGCCAAGCTTGTTTTCAAAGCGCTCAGTAAAAGGTTCACAAGTTACGTTTCCATCTACTTGGAACTTATCGCTGTATAAATCTCCTCTCCTTAAAAGCTCATAGCATCTATTCTGTACTGCAAGCATTGTATTAAGTACCCAAAGCTCGTTATCGTTTCCATCGAATTTATTTGGGCTTTCGTCTTTTGATATGTCTGTAATATCCATCGCAAGAATAGAAATATTGAACCTAATCACATTACCCTCAAATGTTGCCGTATTGACAATTAAATGCACAAGCGGAAAAATGGTTTGTTTTGCCAAGTCGATTTCAAAGATGTCGCCTTGAGTTACGGTGTTGATTATTGGGTCATTCTCAAAGTGCGTTTTTAGTTTGTCTATAATATCAAAATAATTCATCTTCTCATT